TGGTCGGATCAGTTCATGGTTATCCCCAAATCCACCGGAAGCAATGAGGCCGGCCCATATCGCACATCCCGCACGCCGCATGCCCGTGAGGTGATGCGTGCGCTGTCGGATAACCATCCATGCAAGCGCGTAGTTGTGATGGGCGCATCCCAAATGCTCAAGACGCAGGTGGGCCTGAACTGGTTTATGGCCAGCATCCACCAGTCGCCATCAAATTTCCTTTGGCTGGTACCAACCGGAAAGCTGCAGAAGCGTGCCGCTTCGCGCATCGATAAGACCATTGCATCTATCCCACAGATCCAGCAGCGCGTAGCCAAGCCGCACAGTCGCGACTCCAACAACAACAACGATATCAAGGAATATGTGGGCGGCGCGCTCTACCTGGCGACAGCCGGCGCCGCTGCCAACCTGTCCGAGCTAAGCGTACGCCGGGTGCTGTTCGATGAAATTGACCGGGCCAAGGAAAATGTGGGTGGGGAGGGTGATCCGGCCGAACTGGCCGAGGCCCGCCAGACCACATTCGAGCGCAACCGCAAGACCTACTACCCAAGTTCACCCACCATCGAGGGTGAGTCGGTCATTGAATCGCTATTCCGCCGTGGCACGCAGCGCGAGGCCCTTGCCGAGTGCATCCACTGTGGCTATGCCCAGACATTGGTCTATGAAAATCTGATCATGAGCGAGGATGGCAAGCGGGCCATGTACCCCTGCTGTGAATGCGGTGGCCTGCATGAAGAGGGAGACAAGACCCGCATGTTTTCCAGCGGCCTATGGACTGAAGGAAAGCCCGGCGACGGCGAGACCGAGAGCTTCGTCATCAGCGGCCTATTTCTGCCCTACGGCTGGATACCCTGGGTCTCCCTCATGCGCCAGTACAACATGGCTAAGGCAAAGTTGGAAGAAGGTAGCGAGGAGGCCATGATCGTGTTCTATAACACGCGCCTGGCACGCTGCTGGGCCCGCAGCAAGGAATCCACCCGCTTTGATGCACTCATGGCGCGCGCCGAAGACTACCGCCTTGGCACCGTACCCATGGGCGGTATTGTGCTGACGGCAGCCATCGATACCCAGGCCTACCGACTAGAGCTCAAGGTGGTCGCTTGGGGTCAGGACATGGAGAGCTGGGTAGTGGACTACCAGGTGATCCATGGATCACCAGCTGAGCAAGAAACCTGGGACCGTGCCGACGAGCTGCTCAAGGGACGCTACCGACATGCCAGCGGCGCCATGCTCAACATCAGTGCCGCCTTTGTTGACTCCGGTGGATCTAATACGCAGGATGTCTACAACTTCTGCGCACCACGCAAACGCCGGAACGTCTATGCCATCAAGGGCCACAGCCGCCCGGACCGACCCATCCTCAGCTCCAAGCCCAGCCTGGTGGACATCAACTGGCGTGGACAGACACAGAAGCAGGGCGCCCAGCTCTGGTTTGTGGGACCGGATACTGCTAAAGACTACCTACAGGCCCGCTGGCCGCGCGCCAGTGGCCCTGGTGCTGTGCATTTCAGCAGCGACCTGCCTGAGAGTTACTACAAGGGACTAACTGCTGAGTACCGCACCTTCGGCTACAAGCGCGGCCGCAAGGTGAGCTGGTGGGAAAAGAAAAAGGGTGAACCCAATGAGCCGCTCGACTTGATGAACTACAACCTGGCTGCCGCGTACTTTCTAGGCCTACATAAGAAAAATGAGCATGCCTGGCAGGCCTTGCGTGCACGCCTGGTGCCACAAGTGCTCGATCTGTTTCAACAGTCAGATGAGGATCCGGTAGTCGATCCCACTGTACCCGTATCTCCAAGCACAGAAAAGCAGACGCCCGCAGTGCACACGCGTGCACAAAGTCCACCGCCTGCTATCAACCGCCCAGTCCAACGTCCCGCCCGCCAAACTCAATCCCGACCATCATGGTGAAAAAACCCGTCGCCCCCACCGCCAGTAATGCCGTTGAACCTTCCCCTATAGCGGAGGTTCCCTACACTGACGACGTGGTGGAGTACACCTTACGCTGCGTATTGGCCTTAGCCCCTCAGCTCACTGAGGCTATCCGGCAAAACGTGAACAACCAGGTGCGCAGCGTATTCGGTGGCGAGCGCGCCTACATTAGCCGCCGCCCGGGTGAGGGCCGATTCGCCCGAAATGCTCAGATCCGGCGCGACTACAAAGCAGGTGAACGTATCCCCCTGTTGCAGCGCCGATATGGCCTGAGCCCGGCACGGTTATGGCAGATCATCAACGAGTAATCCCCGTTGCTGTCTAGTTTTTGCCTTATGAACTAGACAGCCAAGCCGCCATAGTCACGCCACATGGCTGCCAATACCCCCACTACAGAGCCCACCGCGTTGATCGCTGGCGACACAGCCAAATGGCTCAAGACGCTCACCGATTACCCCGCCTCTGAAGGCTGGACGCTCAGCTATTCCCTAGTGAGTGCGGCCAACCGCATCAATTTCAGCGCTTCAGCCAGTGGGGACCTCTACCTGGTTGCAGTTCCTGCGGCCACCACTAGTGTCTGGGTTTCCGGTTCCTACGAATGGCGTGCCCAGGTCAGCAAATCCGGTGAAGTGTTCACGGTGGCCACCGGCAGCATCTTGGTGCAACCCAGTTTTGGCAGCGCTGTGGACAACCGCAGCCATGCGCGCAAGGCCCTGACCAATATCGAGGCATACCTGGAGAATGCCGGCAACCTGAGCGCAGCCAGCTATGAGATCGCTGGGCGCAAGCTGCAGCGTATCAACCTGCCCGAGCTGCTGGCCATGCGTGACAAATACAAAGGTGAAGTTGCCCGTGAGGAAGCTGCTGCCAATGTAGGCCGTGGCCTTCCGGACCGTCGCCGCATCATGGTGCGCTTCGGAGCCTAAGCAATGCAAAACACCAGTTTTATTCAACGCGCCAGAAACACTGTAGCCCGCTGGGTTGGTGGCCAAGCTCCCCAGGTGCGCCGGCTGCAGGCTGCCCGGATGGATCGCCTCACTAGCGACTGGCTGGCCACCGAACAATCCCTCAATCAAGACCTACGCACCGACCTCAACCGTACCCGTGCGCGTGGCCGTGATCTGGCCCTGAACAACGACTACGCTACCAAGTTCGTGGGTATGGTCAAAAACAACATCATCGGCCCCGGCGGAATCCGCCTGCAGATGCGTGTGGAAGACAAGCCCGGCGCCCCGGACCGCCTGGCCAACAATGCGATCGAAGACGCCTGGGCCGAATGGTCCAAGACATGCGACATCACCGGCCAGCAATCCTTGCGCGATCTGTGCGAAACCCTGGTGGGCGGACTTCCATCCGACGGTGAATTTATGCTGCGCCTGGTGCGCGGCACCGAATCGGGAAATAAGTTCGGCCTGGCCCTGCAGATCATCGATGTGGACCGCATCGATACCACCTACAACGTGGCCGGCACACCGGGCCGCAATGCCATCATCATGGGCGTGGAGATCAATGTCCACCGCCGTCCGGTCGCCATCCATGTGTTTGTGGCCCACCCCAACGATGGCTCCAACGGCAGCCGCATACGTATGCGACTGGACATCAACGACACGTTGCACCGCTTTCGGGTTGAACGTGCCGAACAGTTGCGAGGTATCCCGTGGATGGCCCCGGGCATGATCAGCCTGCATCACCTGGGCAACTTCAAGTTGTCGGCCCTGCTGGCTGCCGAGCATGGCGCCAACCATTACGGCTTCTTCACCACGCCAGACGGCATTGCACCGCTTGGCGTGGATGATGGCGGTACCACCACCACCGTCAGCCAGCCCGGCACTTTCGATACCCTGGCCAACGGCGTCAGCTTCCAGCCATTCCAGAGCCCATACCCCAATGAGGTATTCGGCCCCTTCGTCAAGACAACGCTGCAGCGCATAGCCAGCGGCTGGCGTGTGGCCTACCACTCTCTGGCAAATGACCTGGAAGGCGTCAGCTACAGCAGCATTCGCAGCGGCTCCCTGGAAGAGCGTGACCGTTGGGCTGCTGACCAGGAATGGTTCATTTCCTCCACCATGGAGCCCATATTCCAGGCCTGGCTGCAAAGCGCATTGCTGATGGGCGCCATCACCATGCCCAACGGCAGTGCGCTGCCTGCTGCCCAGATTGCAAAATTCAGCCGCCACGAGTGGCAACCCCGGCGCTGGGAGTGGGTAGACCCCAAGGGTGACATGGAAGCCAAGATTCTGGCCGTCAAGGCCGGGCTCATGTCGCCGCAGGATCTGGCCTCTGCCATGGGATACGACTTCGACGATGTGCTGACCGCCATCGCTGCAGCCCAAACACAGGCTGCCACCCTGGGCGTGAAGCTCACCGCATATGACCCAACGCCGGGCGCTAACCAAAGCGCACCCCCGGCACCAACACCACCAGGTGCATGACCATGACAGACCTCGCATCCCAACCTGCAGAAATCCGCTTCACGCTGGAGATCACCCGCGCTGCCACCGGTTTGGTGGAAACCGTTGAGATGGTGGGCCACATCATTCCCACCCCTGAAGCCGAATCCCAATCCATTGAAGGAGACCAAGCATGACCGTATCCCACGCCGCCTCGGCCCGCGCTGCTGCAACTGATGCAGTGACCGCGCTGCTAGGAACCAACGCCCGCCTGAAGTTCCACCCCACAGGCGCCACGCTAGCTGTACCAGGAACCGTACTGGCTAACCTGCCATTGACAGCGACGGCCAATGGTGGATTCAGCACTGGTGGCGCTACGGCTACGGCCGGAGCCATCACATCCGATACGGCAGCCGTGGCTGGTACTGTGGCTGCTGCAACCCTGCAAACATCCGGTTCAGTGGCCATCATCCTATGTGCCGTCGCAGCATCGGGATCAGACATAAACATGAGCAACGGCCTGGTTCTGGCCACCAACGATACCGTGTCTTGCTCCAGCCTGACCTACACTGCGCTTCCACAATAAGCCATGCTGCTACTCACATCCGTAAGCGATATTGTTCGTCTGGTCACCGGCGCTGCTGCGACTACCATAGAGGTACACACCAGCTATGTGGATGTGAGCGGTACCACCATCACGCCTGGGCGTACGAATACCCGTATCACCACAGCCACCACGACGACTATCGTGGCCAGCCCGGCTGCCAGTACGCAGCGCAACGTCAAGGCTATCTACGTCACCAATAACAGCGCAGGAACTTCCTGTGTAGTCGGTGTGGAACACTTTGACGGCACCAATAGCGTCGAGCTGATGCAGTTCGTGCTGCTTCCTGGTGAGAATTTGGGTTACCGCGAAGATGGCTCATGGGTACATCGTGATGCGCAAGGTGCTGAATACC